CATCTGTAAGCTGTGTTCTCAATTCGCTTACTGTTTTACCTAATTCTGTTGCAAGGAAAAACTCAAAGTTTAGCCAGTTATCCCCCCTTAAGATTCCTTTGTGTTTTCAATATTTGCGTTTTGATTTACACCAAATAAAAACAATTCAATTTCATTCAATACATTTTCTGGTAATTCATTTTGCAAGTTAGCAAAATCTGCTGGGTGAAATGCTTTTGTGCCATCTTCATTTTCTGCCAACTGGCAAAGCATATGAGTGGAAACAATTAACGGGTCATCACTGCCAGCCCTTTGCGTTGCCCTTGCCCTGTCTGCCCTTGTAATAGCTTTGAAATACAAACTGACTACAACATTACCCTCATCATCTTTGACATCAAATCTGCGTCTTTTACTAAGGTCAAAAGCGTTCTTTAAAAGGTCAAGGGTTTTCTTTTCTGCCATAATTTTGGGGTTGGTAAATTAATTAATTAGATAGCTGAAGTAATTGCACCAGTTGTAATAAATGAAATATTTATTAACTGTGTTTCTCCAAGTGTTGCTCCATATTCAGCACCAGTAATTATTCCAGAAAAACTTATTTTCTTTGCTGAAGTTGCAGAATCAGGAAATAGTTCAAATAATGCGTCACCAGCATCACCTGTAACTAATACATCATCAATAAATGCTTGATAATCTGAGTTTCCAGATGGGTCATAAATAAGCTCTGCTGAACCTTCACCAGCTATGAGACCACCAATAAAAGTTTTAGCAGTATCGCCTTGAACTGTTGTTTCTAGTGTGTCTTTTGAAATTGATAATGACCATGATCTTGTTCCAGAAACATCAGCTTCAGTACCAGCCGCATTGTGAAACATAACCTTGCCAACATCACCCTTAATAGCTGCCATGACAAAAAATTAAATATTTATAATTATATTAACCTTTTTCAGTGGACTTTACATCTTTTTTAGTTTTTTGTTGACTCTCATAATATTTTCTACATTCTGGATCCCAATAGTTTGCCTCTCTTCTACCTTTTACAGCTTCGATTGCGTCAAGCATTTCTTCTGTAATTTCAAGTTTTCCCATAATTAAAGATCCTCATAAATAGTAAATGTTATTCGTATTTGTGTTTGAAATTTTCCTTCTGGACTAGAAGTTAAAATCTCAGGGCCAATAGGTGCATCAAAAATAACACTTGATACTGTGATTCTATTGTATAAGTCTCTTAACCTTTTGCAAATTGTAAAGTTAGCCCCTGCTCCGATACCTTCTTCTGTAAATACATTAAGTAAAACAAGACCGCTAATTAGATTATTAGAATCACTTGCACCACCTTGAGTTAGATATGTGTTTGCACCAAAACTAGTAACGCATTGAACAAAGGAATCTTCTGTAGTGCTATCAAATGCCATGTTATTGAATACAACAGGTATAGCTGGACTAGAAGCTAATTCTGTGGCTAGTCTTGCCTCAATAGTGGATCTTACTGTGTTTAAATCTGTTGCAGCCATAGTTATTTACCAAATTGACCTTTCATCCAGCTTTCAAGCTCTTTTGCAATTAACTCAGGAAAACCAGCAGTTGTATCCTGTCTTGTTCTGTATCTGCCTCCCCAAGATGGTGGCAAGTTTGTGCCATAACAAACTGGTTCTGCATAAGGTTTATTGTTTATGATTGTTCCTCTAAATTTTTTAATTTCTGTTTGCCAAGCTTCACGAAGCTCTCCGCCAGTTCCACGATCTAACAAAGCTTTTTTAAAAGGTACTACTTTACCATTTGGCAGCGTAAAAAAGTTTGGAATGGAATCCAAATCAGGATAGTTGTCTAAAGAAAAAACAGGTGTAGCTTTTTTTACTCTTGCTGTCCATTCAAGCGTAGTGACAGCTACAAGGTCAATAACATCTTCTTCAAAAAAATCATTTATCTCTGTAAGTTTTATTTCTCTAGCCATGTTTACCTCAAAATAAGATCAAAGCTAACAGCAGTATTATTTTGTTCATTCGTTATAACTTGAATAATTTTAAATTCAACGCTACTAATAACAACTCTATCTTTTGTCGTAGGTGCAAATGTAAGATCACCAGCAGATATTGTTAGTCTTTTATCCTGTGACTCAATCAAATCATTTACCTCATTGCGAGCGACATTACTTACAGCACCTTTGATAGTTGTATCAGATGTACTTTCAGTGATTGCTCCTGTGGTTGTGTTATAACTTCCAGCCGTTACTTGCCTTATAGTCACATCACCGCCAAGCTTTTTTAATGAAGCACTAGCGGCTTTTTTTAGTGCATTAGCAAGACTCATAATCTATATGCAATAACTTGTCCACTTGCAAGAGTGATACTTGTAATAACACCGCAAACCTCAGTTGAGGCTTTCATTTCAATTCCATTAATAGTTGCAGACCCATTTTCTGTAATGTTCTCAGCGACAAATGTAGCTTCTGAATCTTTTAATGCGTGAACCTTACCAAATCTGCCTGTATGTGTTGCAGTGTTAGTAATGATTATTGCTGCTGGGTAGTCGTAGCCGTACATTTAAGACCTCTTGATTGATAAGTTTGCTCTCCCGCCTATTCTAATACCCATGA